TCACCAGCAATCCCAAATTTATATGATTTACTCAATTGATCGGCAATAGCAGTTGCTCTTTGGGCGAGGAATCTTAATAACGAATTATCAACATTTAAAGGAGAATTCATAACAGCATTTACAATCTGAAAACAAAATTGGGGTTCTCCAATGGGTGATAAATCACTAGCAATAGATTGCTTCAATAATTCAACATCCTTTAATTTTTCAGCATTAGTTCTTGTATCTTGCATCTGACTTTGTGGGGGTAATTGTCCGGTTAATAAATATGTTTTATTTGCTTGTAAATTAGCATCATCTATACTGGCTTGAAGGTTTAACGCCTCCATATATTCATTTCTAAACCGATTTATATCGGATTGTGTGTTAGTTGGTTGTCCGCTCATTTTATTATATAATATATTATTATGGGTTTAAGTGGTTTTTAAATGCACCTATAAAGAGGAAATTTCTCATAATCATTGCTTTCAAATAGAGTACTACCAACTTTTTCATTAAACTCATTAATAATGTCATCAAAAGATTTTTCATTATACTCATGCATAAGTTTTTGTAGTTCATCTCTTTGATTAAATCGTAATTCAAAAACATTTGTGAGAGGTGATAAATTCATTTTTAGTAATGATAAACATTTAACCCGTTGGGTCATTTCTCTCTTAAAATTTTTATCATTATCCTCAATAGAATAATTTTTTTCATCCTCTTCAATTTCCTTTAGTTGAGTTTCAATGGTTGGTAAAAAATCTATAGTCATTTCTTCCGGTTTATATTTTTTTTTATTTTCTTCTATAATAGAATTATATAATTGATATTTAACCCCATTTACAGTGTAGGTATATAAATCATTTTCTGTATTGCTTATATCCATCGTATATATAATTTATACTATATATATAAATCTTTAAACAAAAATTATTTTTTTCCAATAGCCATTATTTGATTTATTTTCGGTTGCAATAAATCTATAACCTCTTGTTCTTTTAGTAAGCCTTCCATTTTCGTTTTACAGGGATATTTAAGATATATTTCTATTTTAAAATTATCCCAACCGCCTAACTCTCTTATATATTTGTAAAGCGGATAATGGTATTTTTTACTTACTCTATTGACACAATTTTTTTTATGGTTAGATTTTCTTGATCCAAATTTCTTTGTTGATCCTATATAAAAAATGTCAGGACTATCGGGATGATATATTTTATAGATTACGAAATTTTCATATCCATTCATATATAAATTATTATCTGTAAAATTTTATATCTTTTTATTAAACCATCATTTCTTTTAAAAATTTATTTTGTAGTCTTATGCCTTCTCTCATTTCTCTAAGTGCCATTTGATCCTCTTTATGTTTCAATGATCTCAAATATTGATCCAATGATGTATTTTTAGCATTAGAAAATCTTTCGTGTGGTAATCTTTCAATTATCTCAACTTGTTGAATTATTTTCTTTCTTGGTCTTCCTCTTCTCTTTCTGATACCAGCTCCTTCTAAGGCTTCTGGTGAACCGGCTTTTTGAGAATATGGAGAGGTCATTATTCTTATATCATTCGGATCAATAGTCGCAGAAGAATATAAATAAGGAGTTGAATCTGAATTGAATTCGTAATTGGTTGAAGGCGGATTAGAATAGTCGGGTATATCAGGAGGTAAATCACGAGGTTTAATTGCATTCATAATAGTCTGATTGATTAGATCTTGATTAGGACTATCAATCATATCGGGTGTCGGTACTCCAATTAAATTTTTTATTTTTCTTCTTCCTCTACCGCTTCCAGTCATGGTTCCTAAAGCCTTAGTAGCAAGATTAGCATAATCCATTGGGTTCTCACTTCCATAAGTACCAATAGCATCACTCAATAAGCCTAAATATTTATTATCACTTTGATATTTATCAGGTATATAATTTTTAAGTAAATTTTCAGTAAGTGATGAAGAAATCTGAGGAGGTATTCCAAATTCGGCCCCGGCAACACCTACAGCATCACTCACCAAGGGTATGCCTACACTGACAACCCCAGGGAGTAATTGATTATTGGTGAATTGTCCTAAAGCAGTCCCAGCGGTGTTAAAAGCTTGTTGTGTTTCTCTTCCAGCTTGACTCAGTGCAGTAGAGGCGGGATTAATAACTTTATTTTCTATCGGATTAGCAATCGTTTTATTGAATCCACTTTTAATATCACTACCAAGTTTTTTAAAACTATTAGCAATATTAACTTTACCTCCTCTTTTAATAGGATATTGTCTAACTTTGGATGATTTTCTCGGCATTTATATATAAGTCATATAGCCTTAATTTTAATTATCTTTTTAAACTGACTATTAATAATACTCCGTTGCCTAATTTTTGAGTTATATAATATCTTCTATCTTCTAAACTTTCTGGGTTCCATTGTCTAAATCTATAAACATTTTTCTTTTCGTCTAAATCATCATTATAATAACCGTGGTTCTTTAACCAATTTTTAGCATTTGATACAGTCCATTTATTTTTTTCAAAAATGACTGATTGAATAATTCTTTTTAATTTTGTGTCAGGTTCTCTAAAAACGATTCCTTTTCCTTCTGTCTGTTCGTGATAAAAATATTTTTTCAAATCTTCTTTATGATAAAATTTCTCTTCAAGGTAAATATTTTTCTTAAACAATCTTTCAGCATATTTAGATATTAGTTTATCATGACTATCAAAATAATTTGATTTTAGTCCTATAATTTCATCTTTACCTCTAACAAATAATTTTTCATCGGGTGTAAAGCCTTTTTCTATTTCTTCTATAGTTCTTTCTTCTATTGGTTTATTGGTTCTTGGATCAATTTTAATTTCTTTTTTTGGCATTATAATTTCTGATTTTTCTTCTTTGAATTCTATTTTAGGTCTTTCAATTTTAATTCGTTCGTATTTCTTACCATTTCTTTCACACCATAATTTATAGTAAAAATTAAACATTGCGTTATAAACTTTTCTTTGATCTTTAGCCGTTCTTAGTTTATTTTTAAATTCATCTTTCCTTGTAATATATTTTTCGTTGTCTAATTTAGATTCAAATATTTCAACATCTTCTAAAGCTCTTAATGTTTTTTTCTTTAGTACCAATAACATAATTTTAATTTCCAAATCAGTAGCATTAGGATCCAACAAAATACCATATTCATCAAAATATTTTAACATATCGTGATTAACGACATATTTTCCATATTCACTTACCTTTTTATTTTTAATAGCCTCTTGTTCGGTTGCTTCTCTATAGCCTTTTGGTATTTCACCTATATAATAATAAGGTTTTCCTTTTTTACTTTTTTCCTTAACTATAGGTTCCTTTTTAGGTTTTTCTTCGGCCTTTTTCTTTTTAGCTTCGGCGAGTCTTCTTCCGAGTTCTTTTGCTTCTTCTGATCCTTTAATAACTCTTGCCTTTGTTTCTATCTTTACAATAGGTTTTACTTCCATTTTTTTCATTCTTGCTTCTCTCATCTTTCTTGCATGTTCTAAAGCTTCTGGACTTCCTTTCTTAAAACCTTTACCTTTTTTTTTAAATATATAACCCATATTATCTTCACCATTTGGTTCTCCTCCTTCATAAGCATGATGTCTTATTTTACCACCAAATATAAAATCATCATCCTCGTCAGCTTCATCATCTAAAGTGTTTTTATCCATTCCGAAACCCCTTCCTTGTAATTTAGACAATGCTTCTAACCCTTCTATTAGGTCATATAATTTTTCTTGTAATTCTGATAATCTGTTGCTTTCATCCAAATCAGTTTCTTTGCTTAATAGATTATCAATTCTTTCATACTCTTTATTTAAAAAAGGTAAATCATCAACCCCATAATCTTCATCCAAACTAAATTCTTTAACCTTAATAACTTTTGGTTTAGTTTCACCGGTTTCTTCCCTTTTCTTTCTTCTCATTGGGTGTTGGTCTCCTTTGTCATATTCTTTTAACAAATTTTTATTAGCTTGTTTTTTTCCCCACAAATATACTTGTTTTTTTTCAAACTGTTCTTTCTCACTCATTTATAAGAATCTATAGGTATATTTCTTTAAGTTATATTATTTTGTCGTTGTTCTTATAAAAAAGTATAAGCTTTTTCTTAAGATTTTCTAAAAAATGAAAAAAGTATAAAAATATAGGTTTTAAGCCTAAACTAAAAAGACTAATTTATAAAGAGCAACGACAAAAAGTCCAATCGTAGGACCTAGTGAAAATTAAGATTAAAAATTAAAACCTTGATTTCTTCATTTAGAATAAGAAATCAATCATTTAAATTAAAAATATTAAGCCAAAACTCAATGTAAAACGAGTTTAATCAGATTCTGAACCACTTTCTTCAGATAAAATTTTGTTAATAGTCTTTTTTTTCTTATTTTTCTTTACAGGCAATGTTCTCACTATATCCTTTAAAAATATATCTAAGTCATAAAAATCATTAAAGCCCTTTCTGTATTTTTCATTCTTTTTAGTCTTTCCGCCTTTAATAATTAGTGGGTTAAGTTTTTCAGCAACCGCATCATTATAAATTGCTCTTAACTCATCACGATCAAGTTCTCCGGACCATTCTTTCAATATAAAGTCTTGTTCTCTCTTACTTCCTCCCAAATCAAAAAGAATTAAATATGTAGAATTTTTTCTTATAACTTTTGGTATATCAACATATGACTGACTGAGAAACATTAAAGAAACATTTTTTTTACGGGCCCTTATATAATAGTCTTCTACCGGTTTAAGATTTATTGATAACATTAAGTCATCCCAAATCAATAAGTGATTATATTCCTTATCATAATCATCTAACTTAGGGTTGTTATGCATACCTTCAACAATCTTGATACTGTCGCTTTGACTTGCAAGCCAATTATATAACGGTTCGTCTTTATTTCTTGTCACTATAGTTATATCAGTAAAAGTTCCTTTCCCTTGACTGAAAACCCTAATCAGATTAATAACGAAATTCGTTTTACCACTTCCAGAAGGGGCAACAACACACATTCTAAAAGGTATTTCAATTTTATGCAAATTGAAATTAGGATTGACGACATTGAGTAAATATTTTTTGGGTATAATTTCATAAAAATTAACTATATCGTTAGGTTTTCCAGTAGGTTTTTTTCTGACATCATTTTTTTTAATAATTTCCACGTCTTCGTCTTTTTCAATATTATATGTTCTCCGCATTCTATATAGTATATAATATAATTTTGTTTTTAAAAACCTTTAAAATTTCATTACTATATATTTAATATAAATGACTGACTATAAACCACCTACTGAAAATTTACCAATTTTTGACGCGGCTCTTTTTGAGTCTTTAGATATTCCTTTAACTCAAGATGCAGGAGATGACAGATATTTAAGATTTCCAAACGCCCAAGGTACAGAAAATTTTTCTGACATAAATATTAATGGTACAGGCTCTTTTTATAATGGTATAGTTTTAAGAAATGCTAATGGTACTTTAACAACGACTATTAATCACGATCCAACAACCACAGGAGTTTTAGACGCTCAAGATATTAAATTATCGGCCCCAAAAACATATCCAAATACAACAGATAATAATTATGTGGCGACAATAAAATTTGTTAATGATGCAGTAGGATCAGGATCAAATTTACTGGCTTCTGATAATACTTGGACCGGACAGAATTATTTTGAAGGTGATGGACCAAGTACTATTACTATTAAAGATGGATCAGAACCGACATCTTTTCCAATCTCAATAACTTCATCGACTCCCCCTTATTATGGCATAAAAATAAGTGGTGGAGGAGTGTTTATAGGTAATAATTCGGGATCAGCAACTTCAAGCAACTATATATATTTGTCTTGTGATGATATTAATAATAATCAATTAAATATATTAGGTGATGTGAAAATTATAAATAATGGTAATGATTTATATAACGCTACATTAACGGCCACCAGTTCCTTAGGTTTAAAAGTTGATAATCAATTAACAGTTCAGGGATCATTAAATATAAGACATAGTGATGGTACATATTATACTCTAACACCAGATCCCGGTTCTGAAACATTAGTGGTATCGGGAAATATCAAAATGGTTGGAGTAGAAACTTATATTGCTTTTCCTTACACTTCTAATAATGATGTTAAAATATATCAAAATTATGACGGAAATATAGTTTTAGATCAAGGAGGTTTAGTGGTAAGCAGAATTCCTACTATGTCAGTTCCAGTATCAAATAAAGTTCTTATCATTGCAGATGAAAATATTAATAATCAATTAGATATAGAAGGAACTATTGCAATAACAACTACTCAAACTTATCCTCAAACCACAAATACTAATCAATTATCAACCATTGGATATGTGAATAGTGCAGTGTCTGGATCCTTGTCGGGTATTCCAACGCTCAGTGGAAATAATACATTTACAGGAACTAACGCTTTTAATGGAACTACAACAGCAGCAACTCAAAACACAGGAACTAATAATACTACAGTCGCCACGACAGCCTTCGTCAATGCATCAATATCGTCATCATTAACCACAGGAGTTTTTACAGATCAGAATAACACTTTTTTATCAAGTTATACAAATACTTTTCAAGGCCCGGTTAATTTTTATAAGGATATAGATTTATCAGCTCCAGCAGGCACCCCTCCTAAAATGACTACATCAAAAATGGAAATGTACGTACCTATAACAGCTTCAGCTTTTCCATGGTCCACAGGTGGAGAATATCATTCAGGCCAAGGTTATATTCCTTATATGTTATTTGGATCTCCTTCTTATACAACATCAATAAGTCCTTTTTATGTATTTGATTTCGGACAATCTTTTTTCGTAATCAATGCAGGAGGTACTCAAATGAATTATAATCAATTTAACCCTAATCAGTATTCAGCACCAGCAGTAGAAACTACTAATGGTTATGGAGGTGATATATTATTACAGGGACAAAGTTTATGGTTGTCAAGACTCAAAGGTGAATATGCATATGCCCAAATTTTCCAAACTCAAGCAGCCGGTACACCCAATCCAAATTTATTTTTAGGAAATAATATTCAAGTAAGCGGAACTAATGGATCTTTTACAATTACTAATTCTGATATTATAGTTAGTGATGGTACTGATACAGTGACACTCGGGCCTACTGGTTTATCAACAACTAATGCTTCAGGATTACAGGTTTTAAGCCCTATTAAAATGAATCAACATAATATTTATGACTTGTCATCATTAACAGTATCGGATCCTTCTTCAACAAATACTATAAATTCTTATTTTCAAAATTTTGTAAATAATAGTGGAAACACTATAGAGATTAATAATGACGCTATTCAACAATGGATAAAATTATCAACACCTAATGGAGATTTTAATAATATAACAGCTAACAATCAAAATTTACATAGTAATGGCAACAATCCATCAGATAATAGAGAAATATATTTACAAACAGAAGACGGTAATGGCCACCCGCAATTTAAAGCAACATTATATGAAACATCAACTATTATAAGAGACGACTATATAAAAATTGGAAATAAAAGTTATAATACATCACTTAATACTGGTGATTTATATTGCAATAATGTTAATTTAAATACTATAAACGGTTTATCACCGACTACTATTGGACTTACATGGGCGGATTTTAATCCTATTAACGCTTATAACAATTTACCATCAAATGTTTATTCATTGAGTGATAATGCGGGTAGTATATCTACTTTATCAGTAAAAGAAATAAATATTTCTAACCCTACAACCGGTCATGCTTATGTTTTTGGTGTAAGCGGTAGTGATTTAAGAATCAATCCAAATGGTGATAGATTATTAATGGGAGATACTACTGAAAGCTATTGGGGAGATTTTTCAATTGGTTCACATTCTACAATAGGATTAAATGTGGGTGGAAATTGTAAGATAGATTTAAATTCAAGATTCGGAAATTTGGTCGCAGGTGATACAGATCAAGCTTATAATAAAACTATTTTATATATAGATGATTCTAATCGTAAAATAGATTTAAATGCAGTTGATATATTAAGCAATACAGGCGGTAATACTTCTTATGTTCTCCCTATAAATTTTACTACTAAATGGAGAGGAAATTATTATTATACAAATAATAATAATTGGGAAATGGTTCAGCATATTAATATGAATCTTCCAGTTGAATATTTCACACTTACAGGAGGTTTAACGGCTTGGAAATATGAATTTGCCATGAATTGTTATAATTGTAATAATCAAACTGACAAAGCTTATGCAATGTATTTGGAATTTGTGGATAATAATAATAACTCATTTCAGAGCTTTTGTTTTAATTTCAATACTCCCTTTACAACTCATAAAAATCACTCAACTTATTCAGCAACCTCTAATTCAATAGAGAATTATTGTTATACAGATCATATTGATTTTAATGGAAGTACAGGTGGCCCATTTGATATTCGTTTATGGAGATATGGTGATAATAATTATAGTTGTGATTTTAACGCCATATTGACATTATCAAAAACGAATCTGGTATAATGAAAATATAAAAACAAGACGATATAATATTAATATAATGAGTGATTGGATTAAAACTTTTGATGCAGTATTTTTTATAAGTATTGCTACAATGCTTACAAGTCTTATTGCATTGATTATAAAACATTGTTTAAAATCTAAATGTGAGACTTGTTCTTTATGTTGGGGTTTAATAACTATTAAAAGGAGGGTGGATTTAGAGGTTCAAGAAGAGCTTCAAGAAATTGAGATTGGAAGGAATAAAAATAATTCAAGTAAAGAAGAAACTAAAAACAATTTATAAATATAATTCTATAATCTACATAATGAAAGAAATTAAAAAATATAGTGATCCGAAAACAGTTTTTAAACTTGCAAGAGAAATTTATGGTGATGATGTTAATATAAAAGTATCAAATAAGAAGGATAAGAAATATATGATACTAAATCCAGAAACCAATAAATGGATACATTTCGGACTTATGGGATATGAAGATTACACTAAACATAAAGATATTATGAGAAGAGATAATTTTTTAAAGAGGAATAAGAAATGGGAAAATATGGAACCTTACACGCCAGCTTTTTTATCATATCATTTATTATGGTGATATAAAAATATACCTCTTTATTTTATATTATGAATAACACAGAGTATATAAAAGAGGTAGCCGAATATTTAAAAAAAAATATTAAGGGTTTATATATAACCGGTAGTATTAGAAGAAAAGAAAATGTCATCAATGATATTGATTTTATAACCAAAAGAAATTTAAACGATATATTAGAAGAGATAAGATTTCTTCCTTTATTGAATGATGATAAATTTTTGGTTTTATCATTTGGTGAAAAATATTTATCAGTTAAAATAGAATGTTTATGCCGTCATAAAATATCAATAACAGTGGATGTATGGAGGGCTTTTGATGATTATGAATATAAATTTTTAAAATGGATGCGTAATATTGATAAAGGAAGAAATATATATTTACGAAAGAAGGCAAAAGAAAAAGGTTATAGATTATCAGATAGGGGTTTAAGGATTGACAAAAATATATTAATGGAATTTGACACTTTTGATAAACTTAAAAAATTTATAACCGCTTAAAAAATATAGTATATAATATACATAATGCTTACAGACCAACAGATTGAAGAATTATCAAAAAAAATGAATATCCCTTTAGAGGGTGTTTATTTTAAAGATGAAATTAATAAACCAGTGGATTATAATAAGGTATATATCATAAATCTTGAAGACAGCGTCAAAGATGATGGAACAGAAAATAGTGGTACGCATTGGACCATGCTTTATATAAGAAAAACTCCAAATGATACTATACAGCCCATATATTTTGATCCTTACGGTTGCCCTCCACCCAATAACATCACAAAAATTATTGAGAAACAAATAAAAATGAAATTGCCTTACACAACAAAAGACATTCAAAGTCTTATGAATAATGCTTGCGGGTTTTATTGTCTGGCTATGGCACATTATATAACTTATTTCAAATTTAGAACTAATAACTTATATATAGATGTAGAACATTTTTTAGATATGTTTGATGATCTGAATTCTTCTATTGATTGGAAAAAAAACGAATATATACTAAAACATTTTTTCCAAGCAGAAGATCCAAGTGAGAGAAAACCGATTGATGTATTAAGTCAGGATCATTCTTTTTATGAAAAAATTTTAGAAGAGGATGAAAAAGGTGGTATTGATATGATGAAACTGCCAGTAGAGTTAAATAATAGGTTAAAAAAATGACTTAAAGAAAATACTATATAAAAAAGTATATTGAATAAAAAATGGATAATAAACAGACCAAAATTGAAGCACAAAAAATCGCCTCTAAAAAATATAGAGAGAAAAACAGGGAAAAAATCAATCTTCAGAGAAAAATTTATTATCAGAAGAGAAAAGAGAATGATCCTAATTTTTTAATTTATAAAAGAGAAAAGGCCCGGCTTTACTACAGAAATAAAAAACTCAAAGATAAAGATTTAAGTATCATATCTAAAGATGAAACAAAAGAGGATAATAAACCAGAAACAAAAGAGGAAACTAAGGAAGAACATAAGGAAGATCAAAAAGAAGAATCTGGTGAGGAAGTTAAACCAGAATCTAAGGAAGAAGAGAAGATTGAACCTTTAGTTATACCTCAAGAAGAAACCAAGTCTGAGGATAGTGGGATAGATAGTGATTCTACAGTTGCTACTCTAACCACTACTAAAGGAATGAAAGCAAATAAAAAACCAAAAGGAAAAAAAACAAATATAAAAAGAAAATAATATAGATACACTATATATGGAGGAATGTATTATAGAGGAGGTAGGAGAAATCCCTTATATATATTCTAACGGGACAGAAATTATAATGTATTGGACCTTATATAGTAAAGAACAAAAAAAAAGACAGAAAAAACTTTTACGACAATTAAAAACAATCTGGAATGAAGTATATTTAAATGTCAAATTTATAAGAGACACAACAACAGTGGATGACAGTAATATTATAATGAATAGTTTATATAAACTATTTTTTATTACACATAAAAATAAGATTGATTACTATAATCAATTAAGAATAATAGAAAGACAGAAAAAAAATTATATTTCCAAAAAAATTAATAATATCCGAAACAAGAAAAATAAATTATAAAAATAGGTTAAAGAATTATCAATATATTTTTATATAATAATGTCAGGTGATATACATCGGTATTTAAATCAACGAAAAAAAGAGATGGAAGAATACGCATCAATGAAAAGATTATTAATCAAATATCAAAAAAAGACGCAAGAATTAAACGAACAACTGACAGAAGCTCTTTATAACAATGAACTATTAAAACAGAAAAACGATGACTTAGATAAAAGACATTTAGAAGATAAAAAAAAATGGGTAAAATATGAATCCAAGATTGCATCATTAGAATGCATGCTTGAAGTTTATGATAAAAATTTAAAATTAGAACGAAAAAAAATATTTGATTTGATGAAAACCATTGACTATTACAAAATGGAGTACGACGACGAAATAAGAAACTCACATTTTCCAATAGACGATGAGTTAATGAAATTATTATAATATTTTTTATAAAAGAATTTATACACTATATAATAGATATACTACATATAAGCATCATATATTCTTCTTCTAATACTTCTTTAATCAAATATTAATATTAACATTCAAATAAACCAAAAATAAAGGCATATTGGTATTAATTAAAAATTTTTAATTAATACCAATATGCCTTTATTTTTGGTTTATTTGAATGTTAATATTAATATTTGATTAAACACCCGGTTTATCTGTAGTATTTATATAAATATTCAGTAATGTATTATTAATATAACGCAATCTATTTTTTATGGAAGTAAATATAGTAGTATAATTATTTACCATAAATTTTTTTTCTTCCACCCCATTTGAAAAAATATATACGATCCTATTTGGTTTTTTACTGAGTTTATTTTCTTCTCTTGTTTTATTGACTATAATATATTCTTCTATTTCTTCTGGCGTTGGTTCGGTATAAGAATTTATAAAATCTTCAAAATGTAAATTGAAAGAATCTATTTCAAATGAGTCTTCTTTTAGTATTGCATATTTATATTTTATAAACCTTACATATTTCCAAAATAATTTTATGTCATTATCATTCGCTGATATAGTTCCATGCCTTATCAATTGATTAGAAATATCATCAAAAACATTTTCCAATAAATAAGTACATTCGCTTATAAATTGTTTTACCAAATATGACATACTACTTAATATTTAATAGTGTATATTTTTTAAGTAGTTTTATTTTTTTTTTATAACCTAAATAATTTTTATACATTCTTTAAGTTTATTATTTTCATCCTTCAGATTCATAATTTTTTCATAATCCATTTTGGTTGAAATTTCATATTGGTTTATTGTCCTTGTCTGTATATCATATTTCTTTTTTAATTCAGTCAATTCTTTTTCAAGATTATTGACTTTTTCTACTAAAGAATTTATTAATTCTTCAGTTGATAAATTTTCGTCTATTGCCATATTATCGTTATCGGTAGGTTCAATATCTCCTTCCTCCTCCTCTTCTCCAAACATTTGTTTATATAAAGTAAATAATTTTTATATGCCTTTATTTTCAAAAGCATATAAACACTACAAAAATGAATCAATAATTTTTTATGAGTAGTTCTTTTTTGATATTATGTTGCCCACCTTGTTGTCCTTTTGCATATTTAGTATCCATTTGAATTATATTATAGTCCTTAAATAAATTTCTTATATTAGGACTATCATTAACACTTAATAAAAATTTACCCTTAAAACTATCAATATTTTTTTTTAGTTTATCATAATCAAAATCGTGATACTTATAATGTTCCGAGGAAGATCCTTCATAGGGTGGATCCAAATAAACAAATACATTTGATCGGTTATATTTTTTTAGAAGATTTTCATAATCAGTATTGTATATTTTAACATTTTTTAACTTCTCGTGATTCTTACCCCTATAATTGACAGTTTCACTATCTCCCCTATGACTTGAATATATCTTACCTTTACCATAAAACGATAACCTAAATATCAAAAATTTTTTTATGAAATTTTCAAATTTATCTTTTGAATCTGGATTATTTTTTAATTCCAAAAAATCTTTTTTATTATATACACCATTTATAGCATTAGAAATTTTTTCGTCATCGTATTTCTTAAAACCTTT